GTTTTCTTTATTTTGTGTTTTAGTACCACGCGTACTTTGTGTAATTTTAGCAAGCCTTCTTTAAAATACATCGCCAGCTCAAGCGTAATGTATCGCATCACACATTAATTGCACACCAACCAAGTGCATCTCTAAAAAGAGATTTTGAGGAACGCTCAGGTAGGTTACATACAATATCCATTCTATCAAAGCATAATAATGCGTGATAGTGATTTTCTTTGATCAGTAACTACATTGTACGGAAAGTTTTGGTTTAAAGGACATACTTTCAAAGCCCCGAGCTTGAAATCCTATTAACACGCAATAATAAACATCAATATTTGTATATAAAATATAATATTGACTCCAAAAGAAAATTCAATAGGATTTCTAGCATATTTAATACATAATAAATATAAAAGGATACAAAATAAATAACATTTATACAATTGCATTAATATTAATAGAAATGTACCAATCGTAGCTAAAATACTAAATGCCCAAGAACATATACACGTACACAAAATTGGAAACCTTACAAATAATGAATGTGTATTGATTCTAATTCTACTAACACTTAATGATAATAATTCTAATCTAATCACATACCAATTATAAATTTCAATAATCCCATATCTTGTTGTATTGTATATCAAGTGGAATTGATGCAATTTATATATCCATTTATCACTAATATATCGTCTATATTTGTTAAGATAACGTGTTTCTTGATCAAACTGATTTGGACTACTATAATCTCTAATATTGCGTATTGTATCTGTAGGCAAATATCTAGTTAACCAATCATTTTGCACACTCAATACAATGTGTTTAGATGAATTCCAAAATTGTTCAGTCAATTCATTCCATGTTGGAAAAGTACTCTCATCTACCCAATTGTGTAATTCACATTCATCAACAATATTGATCAACATCTCTCTTTTTTCTTCAAAAACACTTTTACCATAGAAAAAATATTCTCTTATTGCTGTTGATATAATTGCTATTGCTTGAGCTTCTCTGGGTATAGATTTTGATTTAACCCACGTTGTCAAACTCTTTTCGATAGAATCGTGTTCTATGGGTGCCATATAACATTTTAAATCATTATCATATCTAAAAGTTCTTTTAAGAAAAGACGATTCATCAATACGAATATATGGTTTACTCTCAGCCTCTTTATCTGCCATAGTATATGTTATACCAACATCGCTCAATACTTCAGCTATACTAGTATGATTAAACCAAGGAATATCTTTTGAAACATTCATAATATTATCATCTCCATATGTACGTAAATGAACATAATCATCGAATTGATAATTGCAATCTTTTGGTTTTAATATTTCATATGAATATCTCATTCTCAATGATCCTACGATTCCATTTATTATAACTGTTAATGGATG